TCCAATTCCAAGTCCTTGGGTTGTACCTCCAAGAATGCTACTAAACATATTTGCACCTCTGGAACTTTCTAAGCCTTCTGCACCTGCTTCCATCAAAGATGCTTTTCTGTATTTCATTTTACGTTGGAATTTACCACTTCGTTTCATTTCATCAGATTCCCATTTCACATCATCCCAAAGATGCTTGATGCTGTTTCTTGCATTGATTTGATTGGTACGTGCTTCTGCATCTCCTACTTCCATCTGAATTGCCGCATTCTCCAATGGAGTTCCTGACCCGACATCTGCTCCTGATCCAGCCGCTTGTACAATCAAAGACGATGCATTACGTTCTGCCTGTGCTTTGATCTGCATCTGTTGAACATTTGCAGAATCCATAATTGAAATAGATTGTTTGTATGCAACTTTTTTCTTTCTGAGAACTCCACGGAAAGTATCTTCCAGGATCATGTCACCATGATCCCTTTCCCATCCTGCCTGAAGCTGTAGACTTTCAATCTTTCCAACTGTTTGCTGATCCTGCATGAGCCCACGCCCATAACCCATCAAAGCACCCAATGCCATCATCCACATAACCAGCCTTTATAAATCGTTACTTTCATAATCAAATCCAATCAGAAGTATTGAAACTGGGAAAGGACCGTCCTGCCCAATAATGATGTTGTGATCATCATAAGTCATATTCCCAACTGTCAGAACTTCATCACCTGTCTTATATGCAACTGCAACCCCCAAATCATCTGATGGAAAACGTGAAATCATTTCATCTAGTTCTGTCAATGAAGGTCCATATTTCAATCCCATCGTATCAAGCATCTTCACCACAATACGATGAATCTTCTTCCTGTTTCCAACCAGAATTCCTGATGGTCCTTCTGCAAGATCCAATGTTGTGAGGAAACTATCAAATCCAAGTCCTGCATGAATCTTATCTGCGGATGCTATTGTTACTGCTCCACTTGCAACTGTTTTATCAGTCTGAACTGCGGAATCTGCAAGAATACGGACTGTTTCCCCTTCTAAGTGATTCAATCCTGAAAGATTCGTGACACCAGATCCTTCTGTATATATACCACTATCAACATAATGTGCTTCATCAGAAGTGTGTTCTCCTGAATCGAAATAACGATCCATATATTCGACATAACGCACTGTGGCACTGTTTACTGTTCTTTTGACCACCATCCATAACTGATGATGGGTTGATGTTGGAATAACAGTTATTGATTCTACTTTTGCATGATTTCCATAAGTTGCATCTGTATGGGAACCTCCAAGAGTGTGGTTACTCCAGGCCATCATGTTCAATGCTTTGTTGTATGTCATTGCCAGCATCTTACCATTTACCAATTTGCACCAAACTATATTGAAAGGAACATCCTGGTATGTGACCTGATCAATAACATCTACAAGTAAATCCTCTGCACGTATGGATAAATCCTGTGCCTGATTCCCTTCTACGTCTTGTGCAGTATAAATAATATCTCTTAATTTACGTCCATTCTTTTGAACATAAATAACATTGTTATCAATAATAAGAGGATAGACATTGGTTTCAGTGGGATAACTTGTTACACGATCAATGGTGAAATTGAATGGAGTCATCGTGGTTTCTGTCTCAGATCCATACATCTGAAACACACCACCTGATGTTCCTATGGTCAGTTTCTTTCCTGAGATCAGAAAATCAATCAGATCCACTGTGGCAGACGAAATGGTCAAGGTGATGGCATTGTCATCCTTAACTTGTTCTCCAACCACACGGGCCCCTGTCGCAGTTACATTACCTGATGCAACACCAATCTTCTCAGAAGGAGAGAAGTTGAAGAAATCACCTGTTTTAGAAAACCAGACAGTTTGAGGATTGTCATCGTTTCCTCCAAAACACATACGTTGTTGAAAGATCTCCATAGTACGAGGCCAACCTGCATCTGAGTTCCATGCATACTTACGCCATTCATGGTTTGGCCCTGCCGACACAAGGTCTTCTTTAACAGTTGCAGTAATTGTTAATGCATTTGTTACTGCATCAACTTGGAAGTATCCCCAACTGATTGCGGCTCCCTGAAGAGGATTGAACCGCACATAGGTATCGACATCATAACTCTGAAATCCCAGACCTTCATTGATATCCAATATTTCCCATTTATCTGCACCTCCTCCTGTACCTGGAGTTTCTGAAGAAGAATCAGAAGTATGACCAACAATTGCAGTGTAATATTTCCCACCCTGAGTGACTACTTCTCCTTTGACATAAGCTGTACTATCGGCATACGCAGATGATGTTCCATCATCAACCTTTATCGTTATTGCGGTCCCTTTGGGGTATATCTGCTTTTTTAAAATATGTTCTTTACCACGGTCTATTAAAAATACTGGTTTCCCTCCTAATGTTGTTGCCAACTGGAATGTAGTTGATGTTGCATTAACCACATAATAAACGGTTCCTGCCGCAAAATGAGTCCCTGAATCTGCCGCTGTTTCAGGATCATCCTCATGGTATTCAGGAAAATTCCCTGCTGTAGAACCTGTTTTCAATGAGATTTTAACTGCCATTCCATCCAATAAGTCATGATTTGCCAATTGGAAGAAATCATCTGTGGTGTCTACTTGAGGATTCCCTACGGTTACTTCAGTTGCAGAGCCTGAAATAGTTAAAGTTGCAGATTCTTTATGGTTGATTGAATTGTAAGGACCATCCTGAGTATTGACATAATCAAATGCCCAACTGGTATCTCCTGAACGGATCAGTTGACGAGGTTGATAAGAAGGATGGGCAATAAAAAGAATGTCTGCACTTTGAGTGAAACTCAGTGCATCCAAATCTGCGGTTGCAAAAGGAGAAACAATTTCATAAGGAGCCCCCAGAACTGCACTGTTTTTGAAGAAACGGATATAGAGATTCCCAAACTCAATCACATAAGCCTGATCCTGTCCGAAATTGAACGATACAAGTCTTACTTGTTGATTGGTTTTAGTGGTGGCGACATATCGGGTTCCTGGCCTACGGGTGACTGAACCTTGAGGCGTCACCACCATATTTTTAAGATCCTCAACAGAGGATTTATAAGACTCAGTATCTACAAAACCACGCAGTTTTTTAGATATCTGACCATCTGCAAAACTGGTCTGGTAATGGAGTAATCGAGCCATTAGTACGCATCAGACTGAACCACATCGGCACTGAACGGCCTCCAGGAACCTGAACTGGAATACCTTGATTCCAACCATAGGTCCGCTTCAATTTTTTGTGGTGTTCCTTCTGCGGCATCTGCACTTCTGGCTTCCGACAAGACTTCACGATACTTATTCATCAAAGAATTCTTCAATTCAGTCTTACCTGTGATGTCCTGTGCAATTTCAGTTGCCAATCTCAATGCTATTGCTTGTACCAACAATGAATCATATTTGGCAGTATCTGTTACTTTTTCAATATAGAGGATAAAAAGAGATGAACTGTCAGTGACAATATTCTCTCCTTCTATTTTAAAAGAATAGGAATTATCCCCATCTGTGTTTTCTGCTACCGTGATGAGTCTGAGCATCTCAGCAGGCTTTGGGAATGCATAGTCATAACCCCATGTTGGGGCTGTGGCTGAAGAGGTAAGCTGGGCCCTCTTCAACGCACAGTTCCATATATGACTCCGAAGAACTAAATCCCTAACATCATCAAAACGATTATCACATGCTCTCGCACGTTGATTCGCATCATTTCTGGCAGAGATAGGTTTCTCTCCCAGATTTGATAAGGCGATGTTACAAATATCGACTTCAGAAGCCATCAGGATTTCTTCTTAGACTTAGAAGCCTTTTCAGGCTTTTTCCAAGAAGTCCATCCCTGTGCCAATAAATCATGCCATTCCCTTGTTTTAGGAATGACACTTTTTGATTCATTGCTTTCACTATAAAGAATTACTTCACTCATAGCATTTTTGTGATGAAGGGGGCTTTATGCCCCCTATTAACGATCAATCAACTGAGTAGAACACACACAAATTGATTGTTTTACTTGCCGCCAATGTAGCAGAAGCAGTAGTAATGATAATGTCGGTTGCCGCAGTATACTCATACCCGAAACCGTCAATACCTGTTCCACTAACTCCACCAAGCAAAGTCACATCATTATCCGAAGCATGTGCTTTCGGATGCATGTAATGCACTTTGTTAGCAGAACCGCAAATAGATTCAGTGATAAATCTATTAGTGTCACTAGAATCTCCAACTTGCAAAGTCGCAGATGCATGGATGTCATCTGTAACCAGAATGACTTGCCATACTCTTGCACCTTTAGGCATTCGACCCATAGATATTGTAGATCCAGCGCCTTCGTTGCCATCAGTTTCATACGTATCATACTGGACACGTAATCGACCTCCATGCTCGGCAACATCTGCCATTTCTTTAGGCGTGTTCTGATCGAACAGCGTAAAGTTTGTTCCATAATTTGTTGTAGCCGCCATAATTCAATCCGTATTAGAGGTTAAGCCGCAGTTACTGCGCCTTGTTTACAATTAATTTGAATTACTCGTTCTTCCTCTAAACGGGTTGCACCCAGAGTCATCCTGTAATAGATGTACTGGCTGAACCGTTTGTCTGGTCGTTCAGTAATTCGAGCGACAATATCTTCCCAGATGCACAATCCAACACCTCTTCGATGAAACGCCACTATCTTGTCACAAGTAATGGAGTTGTCAGTTTCAGTTCCGAGCCTTTCAGATCGGATGATGTTGAATCCCATATACTGGTTCAGATCTCCAGCAACCAACGCACGTACTTGGTTATAGTCTGCTGAATTCACTTTCGTGGATGTCAGCAACCATCCCAACTGTTGTGCATTAACCACCAAAAACAGATTTGAATTGCCATTGATATCATAATCATCTGCATCTGCGGCTCCAAGGATCTTACGAGCATGAATCATCTTACCCACTGTTAGGGGTTGATCAACACCAGTACTCTCTCCATCAACTGCATACGAATTGGTTTCAGGAGAAATCACTTGGGATGCACTTCCGAATGCTCCAAGAGTCGCATAACTAGATCCACCTGATTTACCATATGTGGATGACCCTGTAATAGCCGCAATAATCTCATCATCCATTGCTCTTCCCATTGCCATAGCGGCATTGACGGAATATGCAGATGCAGGATCAATCAGAGTCCGCAAGCGGTCTGGATTGTCAATGAGATCGCCCCAATCGTAATCAACTGGTACGACTCTGCGCCTATCATGAGGCGTATCGATTTGAGGTGAGTCTCCATGCCGTGATGTCACTTTCTGTGCATCAGTAGCAGAGATACGGTCCATATAGACTTCTTCACCTATTTTACCAGCTTCAAGAGTCACGGCTCCTCGAAGCCTGGACCCCATTTGCTGTACAAGCAGTTGTACATTTGCACTGTACTGCTTAACAAATGCTGTTGTTATTTGAGTAGACATATTAATCCGTAAAAAAATGTTATTAAAATCAACACTTTACGGATTATCTACTAAAGGTAGGTCCGCTACGTAA